TAATATATGGCAACAACAAAAGAAGCAATCAGTAAAATAGAAGCACACGAAAGAGAGTGTACGATAAGATACGAAAACATAGAAAGAAGGCTTGAAGACGGCTCAAAGCGTTTTGATAAGCTAGAAAACATGATATGGGCTGTATATCCATTTATCTTACTTTCTGTGGTTTTGTCTAGGTTTGTATGAGCAAAATATTGTTAGGCATTATTGCTGTAATGTCTTTGATTACAATATTTTTGTACAATCAAAATAAAACCCTCACAGCAAACAATCTTGCACTAGAAGGTGCGGTAGCAACACAAGAAGAAGCTATACAAAGTTTACAAAACGATTTTCAACTACAAACCACAAGTCTTTTAGAATTACAAAACAGAAACCAAGAAATACAAAAAGAAATGTCTAGGTATCTTGATATCTTCAAAAGACACAATTTAAGCAAACTAGCAGCAGCTAAGCCCGGTTTGATAGAACCTAGAGTTAATAAAGGAACGAAAGATGTATTCGATAGTATTGAAGAAGACAGCCGCAACATTGACAGTCTTGATGATGGCTTGCAGTTGCAGTCTGCTACCAACTAAACAAATAGAAGTAACAGCAAAGCCTATGGAGAGAACCATAGTGCAGCCTGTAATGCCTAGGGAAATAGACCTAAAAGACCCATATTGGTATGTCGTATCAGACAAAAACATAGAAGAATTTTTACAAAGAGTAGAAAAAGAACACGGACAAGTAGTGTTTTTTGCCATGTCAGTACCAGATTACGAACTAATGGCTTATAACATGCAAGAGTTAAAGAGGTATATAAATGAGCTTAAAGAAGTTGTTGTGTATTATAAAAAAGTCACAGAACCACAAAAAGGAGACGAGTAAAATGAAAATATCTAATGAAGGCATAAAACTAATAAAACACTTTGAAGGCTGTCCTACAGACTCAGACGGCAACGTAGTAAGTTATCGTTGTGCTGCTAATAAAGCCACAATAGGCTACGGCTCTTTAAAACTTATAGATGGCACTCCTGTAGAAGATGGTATGAAGATAAGCAAACAGGATGCAGAAGACTTACTAGCACATGAATTACACGAGTATGAAGGCTATATTAATGACATGGTTGAGCCTGATTTAAAACAAAACGAATTTGATGCATTGGTATCATGGGTGTTTAATTTAGGGCCTTCAAACCTAGCTGCAAGCACTTTGTTAAAAAGGCTAAACATGAAAATGTGGAATGATATACCAAACCAAATAAAACGCTGGAACAAGGTTGGTGGCGTGCCTAACGATGGGCTAATAAAAAGAAGAAACGCTGAAGCTTTGTTGTTTGAAGGTAAAGAATGGGGTAAAGTCTAACTGACATGATTGTTTGTGGATATTCACTTATCTCCTCTCTCTCCAGAGCAACGTGTCAGGAGAGTCAAGCGTCCTTTACATATTGGCTCTCCACCTAATGCTTAACCTAGATAACATAAAATCATTTGACGCTTTATCAAGAGATGAGCAGGTAGAAGCACTTACTCTTATTGATAAATGGAAAAACCTGAACGCAAGAGACAGATGTAGGGATGATTTTCTAGAATTTGTAAAATTTCATTGGGAAGGCTTTATCATGGGCAGGCATCACAAGATTCTTGCAGAAAAGCTAAACCGCATTGCACAAGGCAAGTGCAAGCGACTTATGGTTATGTTACCTCCTAGGCACTCAAAATCAGAATTTGCATCAACCTACTTTCCTGCATGGATGATGGGTTTAAATCCAAGTTTAAAAATTATACAAGCAACTCACACAGCCGAACTAGCAGTTAGATTCGGTAGAAGGGTGCGTAATATCATTGATAGTGAAGAGTATCAGACTATTTTTCCTGATATAAACCTATCAGGTGACAACAAATCAGCAGGAAGATGGACTACAGACGATGGTGGAGAAGCTTTCTACTCAGGCGTTGGTGGTGCTATTACAGGTCGTGGTGCTGATTTATTGATTATTGACGACCCACATTCAGAGCAAGATGCTATGTCACCTACTGCTATGGATGCTGCATGGGAGTGGTATACCTCTGGACCTAGACAAAGGTTACAGCCCGGAGGAACTATAGTCTTGGTTATGACAAGATGGAGTACCAAAGACTTAGCAGGTAGGTTGTTAAAAAGACAATCAGAAACACACGCTGACCAATGGGAAGTTGTTGAGTTTCCTGCAATTATGCCTGATTCTGAAGAACCTTTATGGTCAGAGTTTTGGAAGAAAGAAGAATTACTATCAGTCAAAGCTTCTTTGCCTGTAAGCAAATGGAACGCACAATGGATGCAGAATCCAACGGCTGAAAGTGGTTCTATTGTAAAAAGAGAATGGTGGAACACATGGGAAAAAGAAGGCATACCAAGCTGTCAATGTATTATACAAAGTTACGATACAGCTTTTAGTGCAAAAGAAACAGCTGACTATTCTGCTATTACTACATGGGGTATTTTCGACCCTGAAGACGGCAGTGAAAGTGCAATTATATTATTGGATGCAAGCAGACACAGAGTAGACTTTCCTGAATTAAAAAATATTGCATCTGAAGAATACAAATATTGGGAACCTGATATTGTATTAATTGAGGCAAAAGCTAGTGGTACACCACTAACACAAGAATTAAGAAAGATTGGCATACCTGTACAAGCATATTCACCAAGCAGAGGACAAGACAAGGTTGCAAGGATGAACTCTATTGCACCTATGTTTGAAAGTGGTATGGTATATGCTACAGAAGATGCTTTCGCAGAGGAAGTTATAGAAGAGCTTGCTGCTTTTCCGTTTGGTGAGAATGACGACTTTTGCGATTCAACCACTATGGCTATGATGAGAATAAGGCAAGGTGGCTTAATAGACCTAGACAGCGACTATCAAGATGATATGTCTGTAGATAGAAAGGCATTAACATATTATTAATTTTATGGATATAATAAGACATGGTTACAGAAAGAAGACTCGGAACAGAAGATAATCCAGACATAATAGACCAAAGCAAGTCTGTAAATGTGCCTGCAGAAGAATTATCTATAGATGCACCTGAACAAACATTTGAAGAATCAATGATTGATGCTATGGAAATAACCATAGGTGATGAGGAAATTTCTTTTGATGAACCAATGGAAGAAATGCAAGCAGATATACCTTTTGACGCAAACTTGGTTGAATATCTTGACGATTCTATTCTTGGCTCACTATCTAATAAATTAATAAATTCAGTAGAGAACGACAAAGAATCAAGAAAAGAGTGGGAAAAAACCTATACTGACGGCTTAAAATATCTAGGTATGAGGTTTGACGAGCAAAGAAGTCAACCGTTTGAAGGCTCTAGTGGGGTTATACATCCAATACTTTCAGAAGCTGTAACACAGTTTCAAGCACAAGCATATAAAGAATTATTACCAGCACAAGGTCCAATCAAAACACAGGTTGTCGGTCAAAGAGACATGAACACAGAAATGCAAGCTGAAAGAGTTTGTGAGTTTATGAATTACTACATCATGAACGAAATGCCTGAATATGACCCTGATTTAGACCAATTGTTGTTTTATCTACCACTTTCAGGTAGTGCATTTAAGAAAGTTTATTACGATGCAGCCAAAAACAGACCTGTATCTAAGTTTATACCTGCAGAAGATTTATTAGTTCCTTATAACGCAACCGACTTGTTATCAGCTGAAAGAGTGACTCATGTCGTTTCTATGAGCAACAATGAAGTAAGAAAAATGCAACTCTCTGGCTTTTATGCAGATATTGACCTAAACGATAGTGAACAAATCATTCGTGACAGTATTGATAAAGAAATAGACAAAATACAGGGTGTAGAGCCTGATTATAGTGATGACGAGCAAAGAAAACTTTATGAAATACATACAGTAGAAGATATTGAAGGCTTTGAAGACGTTGATGAAATGGGTGAAACCACAGGTTTAAAACTACCTTATATCATTACTGTAGACGACTCTACACAGCAAATTTTATCTATAAGAAGAAACTACAACCCTGAAGACCCATTAAGAAACAAAATTAATTATTTTGTTCAATATAAGTTTTTACCGGGACTAGGTTTTTATGGTCTTGGCTTATCACACATGATTGGTGGTTTATCTAAAGCTTCAACATCAATACTAAGGCAGCTTATAGATGCAGGTACTTTAAGCAACTTACCTGCAGGATTTAAAGCAAGAGGTATCAGAATTAGAGACGAAGCCTCACCATTACAACCGGGTGAGTTTAGAGACGTAGATGCCCCGGGTGGTGCATTAAGAGATTCTTTAATGCCATTACCTTACAAAGAGCCAAGCAATGTATTGTTTAGCTTACTTGGTTTATTAGTAGATTCAGGCAAAAGATTTGCAGCGATAGCTGATATGAATATTGGTGATGCTAATGCAGCTATGCCTGTAGGTACAACTGTAGCTTTATTAGAAAAAGGCACAAAGGTAATGAGTGCTATACATAAAAGATTACATTATGCACAAAAAAACGAATTTAAAATATTAGCAAGAATATTCCAAGAGTTTTTACCGCCTGTATATCCATACGAAACAGGTAGCGGTCCAAGAGAGGTAAAAGTACAAGACTTTGACCAAAGAATTGATGTAATACCTGTCTCTGACCCAAACATATTCTCAATGAGCCAAAGAGTTATTATGGCTCAGGAACTGCTCACTATGGTGCAATCAGCACCAGAACTGCATGGCCCACAGGGCATATATGAAGCCTATAGAAGAATGTATGCAGCTTTAGGCGTAGATAATATAGAAAGTTTACTTGTACCACCTGCTGACACGACACCTCAGCCAGTAGATGCAGGTATTGAAAATAGTGGATTATTACAAGGTATTCCACAACAAGCTTTTCCAGAACAAAACCATGAGGCACATGTAGAAGCACATAAAACACTTTTCTTGACGCAAGCAGTAATAATGAACCCACAACTACAGTCGGTAATTATTGCTCATGTTATGCAACACTTACAATTTATGGCTAATCAGATGGCAGAACAACAGTTACCACCTGAAGTGCAACAACAGATACAACAACAAATGCAACAGGCACAACAGCTTGACCCACAAGCACAAGCAGGCCTGCAAAAACAAATACAATCTATTATTGAAAGTTATAGCTCACCAATATTGGCACAATTGTCAGCTGAGTTCTTACAATCAGTACAACCACCGCAACAAGATGACCCACTTGTACAAATAAGACAACAAGAACTTGGCTTGCGTGATAAAGAAATAGAAATGAAAAACCAACAGTTTATGGCTAAAGAAGAACAAGATGCCATGGAAAAAGGTGCTGAGTTACAATTACAACAACAAAAAGCTGACCAACAGGCTATGATTGGCAATGAGAAAAATGAAATTGCCAAACAAAGATTGCAACAACAGGCAGAGTTAAAATTAGTAGATTTACAAGCGAGGATGAATAAATGACAAGTTCAATTAACGAAAAGATAGTAGAGCAGATTAAACAGAAAAAAGCTGAAGCTAAAATGGTTGAAATGCAAGAACAGGTAGTAGAGCCAAAAAGAGCTAGAGATGACAAAGGTCATTATGTAGCAGATGATTTATCTACACCTGACGTAAACGAAGCATGGGAAGGTGGTAAAGCACCTAAGAAAAAAGCAAAAAAAGCTGTTGCTAAGAAAAAAACAGTAGCAAAGAAAAAAACGGTTGCTAAGAAAAAAGCAGTCAAAAAATCTAAATAAGGAGCAAGTATGAAAGCAAAAACTTCCATAAAGATTAAAGGTCAAGGAAGCATTGCCCTGTCACAACCAAAAAAGGTGAAAGTTGATACAGCACACAAACCGGGTTATGGCAAAGGCGTAAGCAGAGGTAAAGGAGCTGCTTTGCGAGGCAACAAATTCAACGGCGTATTTTAAATTAAATGGATAAGTATGATTTAATTCATGCTCTCCGTAAAAGTTTAAACGAAAGAGAGGAGCAAATTAAGGATATCTTGATGTCAGGTGGCATCAAAGATATGGAGAAATACCAATTTTTAATGGGTGAAATATCTGCATTATCCTATATTCATGATAAGATAAAAGAACACTTACATGAAAAAGGAGATTTTGATGAGTAGTGATGTAAAAACTGAGGTTAATGAAGATACTATTAACCTTGATAAAGCTTTTGTTGAAGAGGACAACAGAGTTTTAGACCCCACCCTATTAGATAAAAGTATTCTTGAAAGGATGCCTCAACCTACCGGGTGGCGACTTTTGGTATTACCTTATAAAGGTAAAGGCGTATCAGAAGGCGGTATTCAATTGGTTAAGGAAACCATAGATAGAGAAACCCTAGCGACTGTTGTTGCTTATGTAGTAGCCATGGGTCCTGATTGTTATAAAGACACAAAAAGGTTTGTAAAGCCTTGGTGTGAAAAAGGACAGTGGATATTAATAGGTAGATATGCAGGCTCTAGGTTTAGGTTGGCTGATGAAAGCGAAGTCAGAATTATTAATGATGACGAGGTCATAGCCACAATTTTAGACCCTGATGACATTGTTTCAGTATAAGGAGAATATATATGAACGAAATGAATAATGAAAATCAAGTCGAAACAGAAGAAATAGTTGTAGATGTAGAAGATACACCTGTAGCTGAAGAACCTGTGGTTGAAACCGACTCAGGCGGTGACGATGAACTTGATAAATACACTAAAGGTGTATCAAAACGAATAAATAAACTAAATGACAAAATACGACAAGCGGAACAAAGAGCTGCAGAGTATGAGTCTAAGTATACGCAGTTATCAAATGAATATAACACGGTTAAGAAAAGAGCTAGTGTTTTAGACAAAAGTTATACTGAAGAGTATGAGAATCGTGTTAAGTCGCAAAGACAACAAGCAGAAGACTTGTATAGAAAAGCAAGAGAGACTAATGACCCTGAATTAGAGGTTAAAAGTGTTGAGCTGCTTAATAAAGTTTCTTTAGAAGAAGAAAGGGTTAGATTAGCCAAAGTTCAGCTAGAAAACCAACAACAACAAACATTCACAAATTCAGCACAAACTGTACAAAATGTGCAACAAGAAGTGTATGATAAACCTAAGCCTGATTCTAAAGCAGTTGAATGGCAAAAAAATAATGACTGGTTCCAAAAGGATAGAGTCAAAACATACACTGCTATGGGTATTCATGAGGACTTAATAAACGAAGGTTTTGACGGTCATGATGATGATTACTACCAAGAATTAGACAAAAGACTTTTAAAGGTTTATCCTGATATAAGGAATAAACCTGAAGGCGTATCAAAAGATACCAACTCAACTGTGCAAAGAGTTGCTTCTGCTTCCTCTGGAAGTCGCCAAGGAACACAAGGGAAGAAAAGCGGTATTAAAATTAATTCTAACCACGCTTCCGTAAAGAGTAACTTAAAACCTTACGGAATGTCACAAGAAGAGTGGCTTAAAAGAGTCGGTAAAGAAATAGTTAAACTTGAAGGAGCTAAATAATGGACATAGATGCAATTGAAAATACAACACGCCAATCTCGTGATGACGAGCAACACGATAAAAACGCTAGAAGAAAACCATGGCAACCAGCAAGGATGCTTGAAACTCCGCCTGCTCCAGAGGGATATCAATACCGATGGATTAGGTCAGAGTATGTAGGTGTAGAAGATAGAAACAATGTTTCTGCTAGAATGAGAGAAGGATGGGAGTTTGTCAGACAAGACGAAATACCTGATTTCCCTTTACCTACAATCGAGCATGGAAGACATGCAGGTGTCATTTCAGTAGGTGGTTTGATATTAGCAAAAATACCACAAGAAACTGTTGCTGAAAGAAACGAGCATTACAAACAAAAGAATGTTCAACAGAACGAAGCACTAGACAATACTATGTTTAACGAAGTTCAAGGCAACAATAGATATGTGAAGTATGATTCTAATAGAAAATCGAATGTATCATTTGGAAAAAAAAGGTAGGATAAACTATGGCGAATAAAGACGCTTCATTTGGTCTAAAGCCTGTAAGAATGATGGGTGGCTCACCCTATTCAGGCGGACAAAGCCGTTATAGAATAGCAGCAAACTACGGAACAAGTATTTTTCAAGGCGACCTAGTAATGCAAGTTACTGGTGGTACTGTTGAAATTCACGCAGATGGCGGTACAGTTCCTATAGTTGGCGTATTCAATGGCTGTATGTACACAGACCCAACAACATCAGAGCAAGTATTTAGTAATTATTACCCTGCAAGCACTAATGCTTCAGACATAATTGCTTTTATACATGATGACCCTAATACGGTCTTCGAGATTCAAGCAGACGACACTTTCCCAGTGGCTGATTTGTTTGGTAATTTTGATATTGTCTACACAAACTCAGGTAGCACCTATACAGGTATTTCAGGAGCAGAATTAGACGTAACAACAGGTGCAACTTCAACAAATTTGCCTCTGAAAGCTATTGACATTAGTCAAGACCCTGATAACTCAGACGTTGCTTCAGCAAATACTAATGTTTTAGTTGTTATTCAAAATCACATAAGCGGCGTAAAAGGTGCCGGCTTAGCATAAGGAGTAATTAGATGGCGATAAGTAGAGCCCAATTGGCGAAAGAACTTGAACCGGGTCTAAATGCACTTTTTGGACTTGAATATGACGAAAACAATGAAGAATACAAAGAGATTTATTCTATAGAAGACTCAGATAGAGCTTTTGAAGAAGAAGTCCTTGTAGTTGGATTTGGTGCAGCTCCTGTCAAGGAAGAAGGTGCAGGTGTTAGCTTTGATAACGCTTCAGAAGGATATACAGCAAGATATACACACGAAACTGTGGCACTTGCTTTCTCATTAACTGAAGAAGCTATTGAAGATAATCTCTATGACCAACTCGGTAGAAGATACACAAAAGCATTGGCACGTTCAATGCAACACACCAAAGAAGTAAAAGGTGCTAACGTATTAAACAATGCGTTTGATGCAAACTTTGCTATTGGTGACGGACAGCAATTAATTTCCACAGCACACCCATTAGCAGGTGGTGGAACAGCTAGAAATAGAGCTACAACAATGGCTGACCTAAATGAAACTTCTTTAGAAGATAACATTATTGATATATCAACATTTGTTGACGACAGAAACCTAACTATTGCAGTTAGACCTGACAAATTAATAATTCCACCACAATTATCATTTATTGCGGATAGATTATTAAATACACCGGGTAGAGTTGGAACAGCAGACAATGATATCAACTCAATAAGAAATCAGTCTTCTATACCAAATGGTTATAGTGTTAACCACTATCTAAATGACCCAGATGCATATTTCATTATGACATCGGTTAATGCAGATGGAGAAGGTCTAAAAATGTTCAACAGAACAGGAATGGAAACTTCTATGGAACCTGAATTTTCAACAGGTAACATCAGGTATAGAGCTAGAGAAAGATACTCATTTGGTGTATCTAACTGGCGTGGAGTTTTTGGCTCACAAGGAGCTTAAGGTTCTTCAAACCAATAAAGGGAGCATTAGCTCCCTTTTTTTATTGGATAAACTGATATACAATCAAAAGACTAGGATTAATTAACTTGTTTTACCAACTGACCTAGCAGACAAGCCAAGATGGTAAGACTTATTTCCTTAGGAGGAAATTATGGCAAAATCGACATTTTCAGGTCCAGTCAAGTCATTGGCAGGATTTATCACAGCAGGTGTCAATAGTAGTGTTAGCTTAACAGCAGATACAACATTAACTGTTGATGCACATGCAGGAAAAATTTTATTATGTAACGATGCAGACGGTAAATTTACTTTACCTTCAATTGTTACAACAACACCAAGCGACCCAACAGACCCTAATCAGGCTAATAATATTGGTGCTTCTTTCTATTTCTATATAGAAACAGCAGCAACTGATTTAGATATTAAAACTGATGGTACTGATAAGTTTAAAGGTGCTGTAATTGTCGCTGTAGACGATGGTGCTAAAAAAGCTTTTGTACCAAGTGCTGATAACGATGTTATGACACTAAATGGCTCTACAAAAGGTGGTATTGTTGGTAGTGTTGTTCAAGTAACAGCTATTGATGCAGCTACTTATCTTGTTCACGATTCATTATTAATTGGTTCAGGAACAATAGTAACACCATTTGCTGACGCATAAGGAGTAAATCATGGCAGACGCAGTAACCTCACAAACAATTCAGGATGGCAATAATACAGCTATCCTGAAGTTTACAAACGTATCAGATGGCACAGGCGAAAGTGCTGTTAAAAAGGTTGATGTATCGGCTTTGGAACCAAATAGTAACGGTGACGTATGTACCTCTGTCTCAGTAGCTCGTATTTATTGGGCTACTAGAGGCATGGGTGTAAATATAGAATTTGATGCGACATCGAATGTTTTATTAACTGGTTTACCTGCAGATAGTACAGGTGACGAATATTATGACTTGTTTACAGGTATACCTAACAATGCAGGTAGCGGTGTAACAGGTGATATCGATTTCACAACTGTAGGACACTCAAGCGGTGATACTTATTCAATCATATTGGTTTTGAATAAGAATTATTAATGAATGGCAGCTAAAAAAACTAGGAAAAAAGCCAAACCTATAAGAAGAACGACTGGTAAGGGCGGTAATTATCGCCCTACCAAGTCTGGTGCTGGAATGACTCGTAAAGGTGTTAAGGCATATAGAAAGGCTAACCCCGGGTCAAAACTCAAAACAGCCGTTACAGGCAAAGTCAAAAAAGGTAGCAAGGCCGCAAAAAGGCGTAAGTCTTATTGTGCAAGGTCACTTGGACAATTAAAGCGTAGCTCTGCTAAAACAAGAAATAATCCTAATTCAAGAATTAGACAAGCAAGAAGAAGGTGGAAGTGTTAAATGCCATTAGCTAAAGGTAAAAGTAAAAAAGCTATAAGCAAAAACATCGGTTTACTGAGAAAAGAAGGTAAGCCAAGAAACCAAGCTATTGCTATAGCACTAAGCAAAGCAAAAAAAAGAAGAAGAAAAAAAACGAGGTAATTATGTCTAAATCAAAAACACCAGATAATGTAGCAAATCCGTCTTTATACAGCAGGGTTAAATCAGAAGCTAAAAAAAAGTTTGATGTATACCCCTCAGCTTATGCAAATGCTTGGCTTGTAAAAACATATAAAAAAAGAGGCGGTAAGTACAAAGGAGCTAAAAAGGCTGCAACAGGCGGAGTTATACACGCTAGAAATGGTGGTTTTATAGCAAAAGGCTGTGGTGCAGTAATGCAAGACAGAAGAAAAAAAACAAAAATGCGTGGCAGATAATGAAAGGTTTAACCAAGTGGTTTGCTGAGGATTGGGTTGACATAGGCTCAAAGAAAAAAGGTGGTGGCCACGAAAAGTGCGGTAGAAAAAAAGCAAAAGGTTCAAAAAGAAAATATCCTAAATGCGTACCAAAAAGCGTAGCAAATCGCATGACTAAATCACAAAAGCGTTCAGCTGTAACAAGAAAGAGAGCTAAAAAACAAGGTGTTGGCGGTAAACCAACCAATGTAAAGGCCTTTACAAAAAAGAAGTGATAACACAAAAATTAGTAGAACAAGAGGTTCGTGATTGGTCAAAAGAAGTTTTAGAAACAGATGACCCTATATGCCCATACGCAAAAAAAACATGGGAAACAGATAGAGTTGATGTTGTACTATCTAAATGTGAATATTGGTCTGATTTTGTAGAGATAAGCCAAAGCTTTCCTATAGATAAAGACGTGATTATATACTGTGATTTGAACATGGATATTGATGCATCAAACTTTGACAGCAGAATATCTTTGCTTAATAACTTTTTAAACCCTAAAAACTTATGGGTTATGGGTTTTCATCAAGACCATGAAGAAAAGACGGTGGTGCCACAAGAGGACTTTGAACCACATTTTGCAGATAGCTATAATATGGTTTTTATGCAAAAATTAGATGAATTAAATAAAGCATCTGAAAGATTAGAAAAAATAGGTTATTATAAGAATTGGAATCGTGAAGATTACCAGAACATTTTAAATAGAAGGAGCAGATAATGGCTAAATTAAAAGGATTAAAAAAATTAGTAGGCAGTCTATCCAAAAAAGACAAAGCTGAAATAGCCAAATCCATGAAAGAAAGTAACGCTGTCAAAATGGCAGGTGGTGGTGCGGTACCCAAGTCAGGCGTACAAAAATTTATGATGGGTGGCGGTGCTAAATCAGGCGTTAAAAAGTTTGGTAGAGGCGGCATGTCAGGTAAATCAGGCGTTAAAAAGTTAGGTAGAGGCGGAAAGCTTAAGAAGTAAATCATGGCAGTTTCAGGCTCAAAAGACTTTGAATTAGATGTAGCTGATTACATTGAAGAAGCATTTGAACGATGTGGCTTAGAGCTTAGAACGGCTTACGACTTAAGAACTGCAAGAAGAAGTCTT